CCTAAATCTGCAACTCCTCCAAGAAGTCCAAATCTTGCTGCACCTAATGGCATAAGCTAACTCCTAACTAAAATTTTGTAGTGCATTAAGTAATGGTGTTCCTGCATCTACAAATAAAAATGTAACTAAGTCTATTGCACCAGATCCTGTACTCATTGTAAAACCTGCACCACCTGCTGTTTTTGCAGTTACATTACCACCACCATTTACTGTTACTGCATTAATTGCAACTGTTCTATCTGTACTATCTTGTGTAATTTGTAAAGTAAAAGTAGAAACACCATTAGTTGGAACATTAGTAAAATCTATATCTGTAATATTTTCAGATAAGGTTATTGTTCCTGTGTTTCCATTTGCTAGATCAATAGATACTACACCACTAGAACTTGTTACAGCAACATCTGTTTCAGCATAATCTTTTAATACTACTGCACTGGCTGTTTGGTCTGCAAAAGCAACTTCACTATCTATTGATAAGTTAAGTGTAACATCACCTGAAGTTCCACCACCACTAAGATTTGTTCCTGCTGTTACTCCTGTAATATCTCCTGAAGTTAATGTTGCATTAATCCAATTTGTTCCATTGTATTCTAATACTTGACCTGATGAAGGAGTTGTTAAAACTACATCTGATAAATTATCTATTGGAATATCTATGTTTGCTGATCCATCAAATGATACACCTGCTATTGTTCTTGCTGTTTCTAATGTTGTTGCTGTACTAGCATTACCAGTTAATGCACCAACAACATCTACTGTAATTGATGAAGGAAGTCCTATTGTAAGTGTTTGTCCAGTTGCACTTGTTTCTATCTCATTAGTTGTACCTGCAACTGTAAAAGTCTGTGTGTCTAAATCTACTGTACCTGAACCTGTATCACCACCAAAGTTTAAGTCATCATCTACAGATATAGAATCTACATAAGCAGTAGTAGCAACCTTAGTAGAGTTATCTCCAGCAGTTTGAGTAGTAGCTGTTACTCCATCTGCAAGTACAGAAGTAGCAGTAACATTACCAGTTAAATCACCAGTAACATCTCCTGTCAAATCTCCAGTAACATTACCTGTAACATTTCCTGTAACATTTCCTGTTACATCTCCAGTTAAATCACCAGTTACATTTCCTGTTAAGTTACCAGTTACATTACCAGTTACATTTCCTGTGAGGTTACCAACAACATCTACAGTTATAGAACTTGGTAAACCTATTGTTATTGTTTGGTCTAACGCAGATGTTTCAATCTCGTTTAAAGTTCCAGCAATAGTAAATGTCTGACTATCTAAATCTACTTGACCAGTTCCACTATCACCTGCGAAGTCTAGGTCTTGTGCAGTAACCTGGCTATCTACATATGCTTTAATAGATTGCTGTGTTGCTAAGTGTACAGCAGAATCAGATGACATTGTATCTTCATCTTTAACTGCATTTCCTGCAACTATCTCTGTTCCAGCTTCATTAAAGTTTGCATCAATTCTATCGTTTAAATCTTCAAAGTGTTGTGCCATAGCAACATAACGAATTGTTGATCCTGATGCGTGTGATAAACCTGAAGTAGCAGCAGAACCTTTAAGATAACGATACGAAGCACCACCATCACCTAATGTAATAGTTTTTGTTGAAATATTAATTGCAGAGACTAATACATATTCTCTCTGTGTTGCTGAATCTGGTTCAATAACAAGATAACAAGGTGCTTCAATATTATTAGAAGCTGAATCAGTTACAGCAGTTAAAGTAACTGTTGTACCAGAAGCACCTAAAGTGGTTGCTAAGGTTGTCTCAAAAGCATTTAAAAGTTTTGTTTCTTGTGCTGTCATTCTATCCTAATCTACTTACTCCTAATAAGCCTGTTCCTAATTTACTACTTGTAGAGGAAACAGTAAATATTTTGCTACCTCTAAATCGTACTAAACAGTACGCTGTAACGCTACCTCTTGGGGATATTTCCTCAACAGGTGCTGATACATTCTCTATAATACCACGCAAAAAGGTTTGTGGTCTGTATATCTCTAATTGAACATTTCTACCTTCTTTATTGCGTAATGCTCTATAAATTAAATCTCCTTGTCCATCAACTCGTAATGCTTTTCTATATGGTCTTTCTATTTGGTCAGAAATATTAATAGGCATTTCTACTATCAAATCCTCTACCAACTGGAAACCTCTAATAGCAAAAGATAATAACTCTGGACTAACATTAATATCATCAGTTGAAACATCTATTTTTGCAGAAATCCATCTACCAAGAACATTCTCTATAATTTGTTCATCTCCAGCAGTACCACCTGTAACCACAATTTGTTCTGTCCAAGTAGCAGAAGTGTTGTCATTAATATCACTTGGTGTTACAGAAGTAGATAATTTTATAGTTCCTGCTGAAATAGAGTTTGTGTTTAATTTACCACCAACCCATTGTTTTTTCTCTGATGTATAAAAGTCAGCCAATGCAGTAATTAAATATCCTGAACTGACATAAGTAGTTTTCTCTTTATATACACCTACACCAGATACAACAAATGTAAAAAGTGGTGTTGCTGTACCTACTTGTGTAATACCTAGTATCTTTGCATCACTATCAGCAGTATGTGTTACAGATAAATCTCTAGCAATACCAGCAGTTGGTAAATAATATCTCCATAAGTTTGTTTCTGTTGTTGATTCGTGTATTCCCATATACACACTATCTCTTGTAACAAACATAGAATGTGGGCTTTGATCTACGCCATTATCCCATTGTTTAATAAGTTGTCTATTCGTTAAAACATATAAGTTATCTGCAACTGTTAATTCTGCTCTGTAAAATCTACCAGTATTTGACTGATACCCTTTTGTTCCTATAAAGACTAAACCCTCTGTTGCAGCCAATGAATGTATTTCTTCAAAATGTATTTCAGTTTGTCCTTTTAATGACCAAGTTCCATCATCAATCTTTAAAGAATAAATATGTCCATCTGTACTACCTGCAAGAACTACTGCACCACCATCAATAACAGATGTTATCTCGTGTGTTGGTTCTACTTTAAATAATGCAGAACCTGTAGAAAATGAAGAAGAAAAACTATCTGCAAATGGATCGCCATCCCAGAAGTATTCTGCTGTTGATGTTTTACCTGATAAAAATAAAGAACCTTTTGTAAACCATACACCTTGAAAGTTATTATTAGTAAAACCTGTGTTATGGTTATGCCAAGGTGTTCCTGCTGCTGGGTCATAATGTAAGAACTGTCCATTTGTACCATCAGATGTTGTGATATAAACAGAGTTACCAAATGCAGCAAGTCCAGTAATATCATAACTAATTGTTATTGGAGTAGTAGTCATAGCTGACCAAGTTTCTCCAGCATCACTTGATTCATATAAGGTTGTACCATCAGCTAAATACAAATTACCATTTGTAGTTTGTGTCATATAGTTATTATCGTTTGATAATGATACGCCTAAATCCTCTGTGTCGTGTAATAATTTAACATTGTAACTTTCATCATTATCTCCACCAAAGACATCTACACCTTTACTATCCCAGTATCGTGCATAATCTGTGTCTGTACCATTTCTTCTATGTGCTTTGTCTAAACCTTCACCACCAGAGAAATCAGTTCTTGAATAAATCTGACCAAACTCTTGTTGGAAATCTTCAGGTGTCTCTGATGTATTAATAGATTGTGCCTGTAATGGTGCTGTGTCTATACGAAGTTGCCTACCAGGACCAGCAGCAAATCGTAAAAATAAATCATCTAAATCTGCTTCATATCCTAAACCTTGTGGATTGGCTGTGTTAGCAGAACTTGGTAGAACTGCCATTATGCACTATAGTTTATGTTCATTATGGACACAGGTGCTGGATATAGAGAACGCAAATTACCTCTAGCTTCATCTATTAGTAATGACCTAAGTCTAAGTAGTGCGTTTCTTAATCTCTCGCCTGATCCAACTGGATAACTTTCAGCAGCAAGTCTTTCTGTAATAAACTCTTGTGTGGTTGCATCTATATCTGTAGCACCTACAATATCTGCTACAGCACCAATCATAACTATTTGGTGGTACTCATCTATTAACAAACAATCTGTGGATAAATCATCTGTTTCAGCAGTTGGTCTAACAAACTTTCTTTTGACTACTAAGTAGACAGTTTTACCTGTTGAAGTGTTATAAAACTGTACAGCAGTATTTGTTGTTGAAGGTGGGAAATCTCTAAGTAGTTCTATTCCAGCAGAAGTATATTGTTCTCCACTAGAGTTTTGTACATAAGAAGTTAATACCTCTACTGTACTTGCAGGTACTTCTGCATAAGTAGAGTTTGATGTAACTGATGTAGTTGTTACATTGTATAAACTTGGATATAAACGAACAATGTTATCTGATACTGCATCAAATACAGACTTACGAGGAAATGTTGGGTTTAAATAAATATTATCCTCATCTGAATGTGCTGAAGCAGTTGTTCCTTGATACCCTCTTGATACTGTTATAGTTCTTGTTGAAGTATTAGCAGAAGTAACAAGCATTAGTTCTTGATTAATTTCTATTAATGCACCACTATCTAATAAATTTTCTTCCTCTGATGAAAACAAACCATCTTCATATACTAATGTAATATCTGAATCTGTAATAGCTCCTTCTAACCTAGAAAATGCTGCTAGATCATCTGGTTTATTTAAGAAGTCTCTATAAATTCTGTCTACGAGTGTGCTTACTGCTGCCATATATCTCCATATTACTAGAGGGAGAAGTATTTATCTCCCTCTAATAAATATACTATCTAACTACTTATTAGGAAGTAGATAGGTTTGTAATTTTTGCGTGGAATTGTTCTGGACCATATTCCAAACCAATTTCACCATATACTTGGAACTTGTAAGCAGCTCCTGATTGAGCGAGTGGCTCAACGAAGAAGTGTCCTTTTCCTGGAATGTCCAAGAATACTGGCTTACAGAACGCAAGGTCTACGATGATAACATCATCAGCAGGAAGGTGTCTATCATAAACAATACCTACTTCACCGAAGTCAGTTTCGATTGTTTGGATATTTACACCACCAACATTTCTATCTCTAGGAGCGAGTGATAACGCACTTCCATAGATAGATGATAGTTTTTGCTTTTGGAAAGCATTAGCCATAATTACAGGCATCTCGAATGGAGCTCCTGAATCTGCCATTAGCTTTAACGCTGCATCAACTTTAGCTTGGTCAAGGGCTGCTGCAGCTGCTGCAACTTCGTTAGTTGAAATAGCTTCAAGCATACCTCTTGTTTTTCTAGCTGTTGCTAGGTCTGTGTCTGCAACATATGTACCTTGCAAGAAAGAGAACTCAATGTCTCTAGCTGCTCGTTTCATAGCCATATCCAACTGGAAGGCTAATTCATCTTGTACAGGTTGGTTACCAATAATGGATTCTCCACTAAGGTTTCCTGTTGCTGCTTGTTTTGTATATGATACATTTACACCATATTGCATAATTTGAGTAACATTTGTTACTTCGCTTCTTGTTCTCTCTGCGTAAACAGGGTCTGCACCTTCAACAACTGCTGTTTGAGCTGCTGCTGCATTGTCAACTGTTTGCCAAGTGAATTGCTTAGAGGTAACTGATTTACCCCCAGTCATTCCACCAATAGCAGAAAGAAAAGGTGTATCGTTTGGAGTTACATTAAATAACTCACCCACATAATTAGGGAGATCGTATGAATCTCCCAATCCTGATACTGCACCCATTTAAATCTTTCTCCTTTACTTATCTTTTAATAGTGCTTTTAATTTGTCTGCTTTGAGAGCTGAACTCGTAGCCCAATCACCATCAGCTTGTGCTTGTGCTATCTGGTCATCTAGTCCTACAGGTTCAACTGGAACTGATGCTTCTATAACAGTATCTAAATTGTCTTGACTAGAAACAACTCTTTGTCGTTGCAATTCTTCTTGGGTTGGTTCTGCTGGAGCATCACCCCAACCATATTGAGATGCAAACTCTTTGATTGCATCTGCTTGTAACTCACCCTTGTACAAGTCTTTTAATGCTTTACCTGCACCATTGTCTGGATCAAAACCTGCATCTTTAATAGCGTTAGCCATTTGTACAGACTTAAATTCCTTCTCTACTGATTCAAGTTCTTTAATGCGTTCACGCATTTGCTTTATAGCATTATTGTCTTGCATTTCTTCTACTGTATTTTCGTTTTCCATTTTTTCTCTCCTACACCAAGTTTTCTACTAACTACATAATCCTTGGGAATATTATGCGATAGGCGACAAATAAATAAATTTAAGAATAACTAGAATTGTCAGCCACTTCTGGGCTATTCAGATACTAGGCGATTTGTAATACGCAGTTTATACGCCAGAAATAAACTGGAGAGTGCAGAGTCAATTTATATTCGCAGACTACCACTATGCGATAATTTTATTATACCACTATATCTGGTATGTCAAGGATTTAATACACAATATATTGTGTTATTCTTCTACGATTCCTGTAACTCTACGACCTTGCCTAGCAGCACCTGTGGTAGGCGTAAACTCTGATAATTGTTCTGCTCTAAGTCTTTCTATTTGTTCTAATTCTTCAGGGCTTTGGAATACTGCTGCTTCTGTAAACTCTGTCAATCCTATTTGTTGTTCAGGTGCAATACCTCTAGCAGCTTGTAACTGTTGTAATTGTGGTAATTCTCTTTCAGCAGTAGCAAATAATCTTCTAGCTTCTGCTTGTGATAAACCTGATCGTTGTATTCTCTGTGCTTCTTCTAATGAAATAGTAAATCCTGCTCTCCTTGCTTCTCCACCAATTTGAGCTGTAGTAATCTTACCAGCAACAATATCTTCTCCTACTGTTGGGTCTAATGCTCCTAAAAATATTGATTGTTCATCAAGGTCTATACCAAAGTTATCAGCATAAAATTGTTGTACTTGTGGTATATTTTCTTGTATTCCTTGATATACTGCTGCAACTCTTTGTCTAAATTCATTAGCAGATACTTCATTCTCTAATAAATTAACAAATCTATCTTGTAATATATCTAAAGAAGTTTGTCTTGGTACTCCATATTCTGCAAGTGTACCTATGTAAGAATCTTCTAATGCAAAGTAAGTAACCTCATCATATCTAATCTGACCTCGTTCTGTTTTATTACCAGGAAAAATAGTATCGTATGTTGGGTCTTGTCTTGTTTGGCTAATAGCTTGTTGTGCATCTCCTGTGTTTTCCCAGTAATTTACAAATAACTGTATAAAACTTTCAGGTAATCCTGGATATAACGCTCTTGCTTTTTCTAATAAACCTTCCATTATCTATTAGCTCCTAAATCTTGTTGTATCTGTCCTTGACCTATACTTCTTTGTAAATCATCTAATGCTTGATTTTGCACTCTTTCAACACCTTGATCTATTCCTTTTTCTCTCAATGTTTTATATGCTTTCTCAATGTCATTGTCTTGTACCATCTTTATAAACCAGTCTTGTGTTTCATCTACTTCTTGACCCCACACTTGATTGACTAAGTTTTTATAAGGTTGCACAATATCATTGTAAGTCAAAGTTGGATTTGTGTAATTACCAAACATAGCAAGTCTTTGTTGTTCTAAATAAGATTTTAATTGTTCTTCTGCATCAGGGTCAGACCTTAATAATCCTGCTTTTTCTGCAATCTCTGCGTTACTAGCGTTACCAAGAGAAGGACCTAAATATCTTCTATATAAATCTCTTACTGTTTTTTCACCTACAGATAATCTATCTAGTGTTCCTACACCAACACCTTCTATAAAGTTCACCATACCTGTATCTCTAGTACCAGGTTTATAAGGATCAGCAAGTAAAGCTATCTGTTGGTCTGTATAAACTTGTGTCCACATACCTGTAACTGCTTTATCTGCTACCCAAGATACTAAAGCATCTGGTGGACTTGCAATACCATTTGCTTCCATAGCAATTTTTACTTCTATTTTTTTATCTTGTATATCTTGTTCTGCTTGTTGTGGTTGTGTAAGTAATGTTGTAAGCCAAGTCTTTTGTGCAGTAGTAGATTTCCTGTACCAATCAGAACCTTCATATCTAACTTGTGTAGTTTCTGGTGTCCATTGTTCCAATGCTTGTTCTGCTAAAAACTCTATAGCTTCTTGTTGATAAGTTACACCAGTTAAAGGATTTATCTCTGTGTCATTAAGCCAAGGATTTACTCTTTTACCAGCTTCAAAGTTTTCTGTGAATCTAATAAATGGATGTTCAACATCATCTGTTAATTCATCTGTACCACCAACAATAATTCCATATTGGTTTAAATCTTGTACTGATCCAAGTGATACATTTATCTGTGGACTTGCACCTTTTGTTAATATTCCTGCTTCATAAACATCATTGTTTAATACTTCATACAACATAAAGATTGGATTACCATTGTAAAGTTGTCCATATGCACCAGGTACTTCATAACCTAAAAAGAGTTGTCCACCTGCTTCTATCAATATAGAGTTCTGTGGTACATTGTTAAACTCGTTAAGTTTGTCAGATACTACTTGTCCTGGTCCTACTTCATCTGTACCTTCTACTGATATATCTACAATTCCACCTTCTACTGGTTGTGTTGTACTCCAACCTCTACTTAAATATTGACCAACATCAGTAGCAGGAACAGTTATAGGATTTTCACCTCTTTTATATAAAGTAATCATTTGATTATTTATATTTATAACTTCTGGTTCACTAACTAAACCTAATATATCTTCTATAGATTTATCTGATGTATATAAATCTTCATTCTTATCTGGAAACTCATCTAATTCCCAAGCCCATTTAAAACCTTCTGGTTTACCTGGTTTTGTAGAAGTAGCCCAAGAACCACTATCATATCTACCCCAGTACAAAGGACCTTCATCTGCACCACCACCTGCACCACCTGGTGCTGTATTTGTATCTATAACTACATCTTTATTTTCTTGTACTACTTCTTTTGCTGTTTTTTTTGAACCATCAGATACATCTACAAATTTATTTGTAAATGTATCATATCTATATTTTCCAGATATACTTTCCCACCAAGTACTTGCAGTATTTTCTCCTATGTTACCTGATACTGCATCAATAAAATTATCTAATACACCACCTTTATCTGGTGTAAAAGCATCTCCTAAAGCATTTACTGCTGTAGCAAAAGTTTCTTCCATTAAACCTGTTGCCATTTTTACACCATATCCTAAACCTAAGGCTGATAATCTAAAAAGAGAACCTAACCGAGATGCAGTATTTGAATCATCATTACCTAATGCAACAGTTAAATTATTAAATATTTCATTTTGCAATTCTTTAAATTCTTTATCACCATAAACTATAGAAGGATTTTCTAATGTTATTTTTGCTCTTTCCATAGCACTATCTAAAGTGCTACCTTCTAGTCCTAATTCTTTGTTTATCTTATCTATTTCATAAGATGTAGCATTTGCACTCATAGAAGGACCAAATTGTATACCTGCTAAAATTTCTTCAAATGTTTTGCCACCTTCTTCTGTTTCTTCTAATTCTTCATCATCATCTGTTGTAGTAGTATCAATATCTAATTCACCTATACCACCTAATTTTTCACTATAATATTTATAAGCATCTTTTTGTGCTTGACCAGATAAACTTTTTACATAATTTAATGCAGCACCTCTAGTTAATGGTCCTACTAATCCATCTATTGGACCTGGGTCAAATCCTGCATTTTTAAGAAATGTTTGTATGTTTCTTATATCATCTCTACTAGATACTTTTGGTTTTTCATCTTCTACAACTTCATCTTCTACAACTTCATCTTCTACAGATTCTTCTTCTTGACCAGTTGGTTTTTCTTGAAATAATATACCAGCATCTACTTGTGCTTGTGGAAATACATCATATGAATAAGAGTTTCCTTCTTTGTCATATAAAATAAATTTATCTTTTTTTTCTTCTTCTTTAGGAGCAATAATTTTTTTAGAAGTTAATCCACCTAAAGCATTGTTGTAATACTCATAAGCTGCTTTACCAGCAGTACCACTTAAACTATTAACATAATTTTGTGCTGCACCTCTAGTTCTTGGTCCTACTAATCCATCTATTGGACCTGGATCAAATCCTAGATTTTTTAAAGTTTGTTGAATTTGTTTTATTTCTTGTCTAGTTGCCATTACTTTATATTAGCTTTCAATCTATTGATTCTTGTTTTGTATTTAGCATCTTCCATAGAACCTGCTGCTTTTGGTACTTGACTATTAAATTGTGATTTAGTATTCATAGGAAATTTTTTCCTACCACCATCACTCATAGCATTAGTGAGAACATCTAATAATCCTGCTGCTTCTTTATTAACTATATTTTCTGGTTGAAATTGACCAGTAAATCCTGCTTGATCAAAATCTGGTAAATTAAGAGACTGTACATCTTTATCTATTTTTGCGTATAATTGTTGTTGTTTCTTAAAATAATCCATAGCAATATTTATGTATTTATCTACTGTTACACCTGTTGCATCTTTTTTATTTTTTATAGAATCAATACCATTTGCTTTTGCATTAAATGCAGTTTTTCTTCCGTAGAAATGTGCAATAGCTGCAAGTTCCCAAGAACCTAAATCATTATAATTATTATTAAAATGCCATTTAGCAACAGCATCTTGTACTCTTGGATCTTCAATATTTGCATCTTCAAAACCTTTTACTTTACTTCTGTACCAATCCCAATGTTCACCAGGTAAAAATTGATAAGCACCATATGCACCTGTTGCAGGATTAACTTGGTTGTAATCTATTTTTCCACCACCTTCTGTAAGTGCGATTGCTATTCTAAATGCTTCTAGTTCTCTTTGATCTGCCATATTATCTCCTTGTACCGAGAATAGTACCAAGCATATTGCGACCAGTTGTTTGTATATCAGCGTTAGCTCCTAACCTATCTTTTTCTTTCTGTATTAGATTATTAAAGTTTTCGTATAACCTACCTGTAGGAGATACCTCTTGTAATCCTGTTTCAGATACAACTTCTTGTAATTCTCTATTACCGAAATTACCTGTCTCTAATTCTTTTACAGTAGGTCCTAATGCCTTTTCTTGTAATTCAGCTTGTTGCTGTGATTGTAATGTTGCATCTGCATAAAACTGTTCTGCTAATAATGTTAATTCATATCCTTTAGGTTGTCTGCCTAAATTTTCTGTAAATAAGTTTCTAATTCTTGTAGATACTTCTGCATAATCAGGTGGTAAAAATACTGATACTTCTTCTCCACTTGGTAATGGTTCGTTTTGATACAATAATAACGATTCATTCCAAGCAATATCTTTTTCTCCAGACTTCACGCCTATTCTATTTTGTCTGCCCAATACTAATCTCATAGCACTAGCAGTAGCAGAATCAAAATCTCCTGGTGTGAAACCACCTCTAGCAAGTAATCCACCTTGAATTAATCTAGCCTGTAATCCATATAAGTCCTCTACTGGTAAATTAGCAAAGATATTATATTCATCACCTTCTCTATAAAAATCTGTATCAGCAGGATTTCTTGGTGTATAACTACTTGGTAAACCACCTATAATACCTGGTAAAGCATCAGCACCAAATCCAAATAAACCTGCAACATCAAAATCATCTATTCCACCTGCACCTGTCTCTAAACCTGCATTAATTAATGCGTTATTTACTTTTGCTGCATCTAATCCTTTTGTAATAGCAAATGCTTGTATGTCATCAATAGTTCCCATCATTTTCATTTCTTGAATATCATTCTCTGAAAGAATTGGGTTTTGTCCAGCTAAACTATCTTGTTCTACTAATGCTTGTACAAATTTATCTATATCATTCATTTACATACCTAATAATTCTATATCTGATACTTCTTCTCTTAATTCGTTTTCCAAAATACTATTGTATAAAGGACCAAATTCAGGGTACTCTAATATTAGTTTAGTCGCTAATTCTCGTAAGTATTGTCTTGCTTTTACTAATTCTCTATTTGTTCTAATAGAACTTGGTGCATATCCTCTATTAATAGATTCTGCAACTATAGCATCATATGCTTTTCTATACTTACCATAAGCAATAGCAGCATTATTATTTTTAAGTTTATCTATTGGTGTATAGTCAGATTTTATCCAACCTTGTTTAAAACTAGATGTACGATCTGGTAAATAAGTTTGTCCACCCATTTCTTGTAATAAGAAATCTGTATCTGGTTTATCTACTTCAAAACCAGCATCTTGTCCATAACCCCAGTATTGATTCATTAACTGTGATTGTTTTGTCCATTTAAGTAACTGTGCTGTTTTAGTATTTGTATTCATAAGAGTTACTCCACCTACTTTTGTATTACGAATAAAGTTTTCATAAGCAATAGAACCTAACAATCTATTCTTTGCTAGTACCCATTGTTCAGGTGTTCTTGGTGCTAATGTTCCTTCTTCTAGTGCATTAAGGTAAGCATCATAACTAAACTCATTATCTACATCAGTTGGTGTTAAATAAAATGCAGTAGAGTTGAAATCATCATACAAGTCTTTATTTTGTCTTGCCCACTCTGCACTAAATACTGTTGCTGGTCTTGCTACTACAGACCTAGATTTAGAAGTAAGCATAGCAGTTGGATCAACTCCAAACTCTTGTATAAATCTTTGTGTTGCACCATAATCATCTCCATCAGCAGCAGCTTTATAATCTCTGTATGTATCTGCTAATGCTTCAATAAATAATGATTTACCTGATTTCTCTGTTACAGACCATAGTGGAGAAGCAGCACCTGTTGGTCCTAATAATTGTGATGCTCCTCTAATAATAAATATTTTTCTTGCATAATTTGTTGCAAGTTCTAAACCACTTTCTGCACCTTCAGGTGTACTGTCATCAATAGCACCTGCATAAGTTAATGCTTTGTAAGTATCTATAACTGTATTATTAAATAATCTATTTAGTTCTGGACTGCTTGTTCCACCTGCTTGATATGCTTGATAAAACTTTTTAAGCCAAGCAGGAAATGGTACTGCACCTTCTATAAAACCTCTTGGTGGTGAAAAGTCTCCAAATATAAATTGATTTATTGCACTTTCTTCTGGTAAGTTTTTTCTGAAATAACTAGCAGGTACTCTAATAATAGGTCCTATGCCAGGCATAACATCTGCTACTAAGTTTACAGATGAAACATACACAGGGAATGATGCTTCTACACCTGTATCTTGTAATTCAGGAAACATCCATTTCTGTATTAATCCTGTTCCAGGATAAGCAAATACTTCTTCTCCATTAACTGGATTAGTGTAAAAGAAACCTCTTTGTCCTGTTGGGTCTGCTAGTGGGTTAGGCTCACTACCACTTTGTACTAGCTTGTTAAGATTTACTAAGTTTTTTCCACCAGCTTTATTTGTAATGTCTGACCAAGTTTTAAAGATTTCAAGATATGCTTCTAAGAAAGGAAAAGCAAATCTAAGTGAATCACCAACAACTGTTCGTTCTGATATATCGTAAAGTAGTTTTTTAGTTTGTGTCAAAGCATCAGAAGCAATCATCTTGTCATAAAGCTGTACATCTGTAATAGCTTCTTTAGGTCCTGAATATCCTGCACTATTTATTTTTTTTAAGTAACCATCTAATATTGGATCATACTTAGTAAATTCTTTTAATGAAGTATTTGCAATATTAATCATTTCATCTCTAGCATCTTTACCTAAAAACTCTATAGTTTCTGATACACGCTTCCAATACAATCTTCTAAAAGCAGGAGATCGTGATAATTTATTTGTTTGTACTGACATTAAAACTTCAAAGGCGTTATTAATTGTTTTTTGATATAGACTTTCAGTTTCAAATGTTGGTGCAATATAACCTCTTGTAAGACCAGGCAATTCATCATAATATGTTCCTAAGAAAGAATTGACTAAATCATCTTGTGCTTCTTTAAATAAAGGTGCAACAACTTTTAAATCTTCATCTGATATTTTTCCTTTAATATAATCATCAGCTATTTGTTCAAAATCTTTTTCACCTAATTTCTTTTTAATTTTTTCAGTTTTAGCTTTTGATTTTGCAATAGCAGCACTTGCAAGAAAATCCATTGATTTACCCTCTTTAGTAATAAATTTACCTTTATTTGCAACCATTTCTAATAATTGCTGACTTGCAGAACTTTGAACCCAATTCAATGCACTTGTTGCTGGATCTGTAAATACTTTTCCACCAAGAGATGATTGAACATTTGCTCTTAAATAATATACATACTCTAAAGCAACTTCATCAGATTGTAATGCTTTATTAAATGGATGGGATTCTTCTCCTACAACTTTTGCTAGTCTTTCTTTTAAATCTCCATTTTTTAATCTATCTGCAAGTTTTCTATATTCTTGTTGCTTTTGTAATGGTGTTAAAGCAGATGCTTCTATTTTTGCAATATCAACAACAGCATCATCATTAATCATTTGATAAATAGTTCTAACTACTGCTTCGTTATAATTTTTATCCCCTTTACCAACATTTTGCCATCTAGCAGGATTAACTGCTTTTCTTCTCATTGTTCTTACATTGTTTAATCCTGTTAGAGCATCTTGATACGCTAAATCTGATGCAAAAGAACCACCTGCTGCTTCACTAGGTAGTAATGGATCAACACCTTTTCTAAGTTTTCCTGCATCTTCTGTACCAACAGAACGACCAAACATTCTAGCAACTATCTGTATTGGTGCTAATGGTGCAAATGTTAAACCTCTTGCTGCAAGTCTTATTTGTTCTTCACCAATAACTTTTACAGTCCAAGCTGGTTTTAACAAAGCAAGTGGTTTGAATATATCAGAGTTATACCAATCTAAAAATTGTATAAATGCTTCTGACTTCTCTCCACCAATTTGATCTACTAATTTAGTAAGATTACCTCTTTTTAATTTATCACTCATTTGATTAGCAGCTTTTATTACTTTGTTAAGTTCTGGTAAATATATTGTGTTATTTATTTGTGTACTGAATAATGCTCTTGATACTGTACTAACAGTTTCATCAGGAACTCCATTTGCTTTTAATATTTCATTTATTGGAAATTTATTACCTTGTCCATCAATACCATAAACTCCTTTATTCATATCGGCAGCAATATTTGCATCATCATTGAATTTTCTTGAAATATTAGTAGCTGCTTTTGCTACAGATTCTTTTACACCTGAATCAACTAATGCTTTATACATATCTCCTTCAAGCCAGTCTGCTACAACTTTGTTTAAACTTGCACCAATGTCGCCACCTTTACCATAAGCATCTATAGCATTATTTAATAGTTTATTAGCAAGGTTAGTTCCTTCTGCTGATTCTTTTAAGAACGCTTTAGATTGTAAACCAAATCTATATAAATCTCTTAATGCTCCAGCAGAATCATTAGCATCTACTAATCTTCCAAATGATGGTGCAAAATATAATTGCATAGCTTTTTGTAATCCATTACCACGAATAACTTGTGGTACATACATATTAGAAGCATCAATTAATCTTGCTGATCCAACACCTTCTGCTTTATCTAAACCTTCTCTTATCACTTTTTCTGATAAGAAATCATCTAATATTTTTTCTGCATTTTTATCATATGTTGTTAAGTTATTATCTTTTATTGTTTTCTTTAAATCTGCAAAAAAACCTGCATCAGTTATTGATTGTTTTGTACGAGTTATTATTTCAAAAGGATTGTCTGCATTTTCAAATAATAACTGTTTAAAATCTTTACCTTTTTTACCTGCAAGATATTGTTGTAATGTTGGTCCGTGAAATGTACTTCTTATACCTCTAGTAATTACACCTGCATCATCTAAAACTTCTGCTGCTTTAAACATTTTACTAGCTTGTCTTGCTTGACCAATACCTAGTGTTACCCAGTTTTCTGGTGATGCTATTTGAAAACCAAAGTCTAATGCACCAGTAGCAAACTGTGCTTGTTTAGTTCCAGGTTCGTACAATTCATATAAACCTAATTCTTGAAATACTTTTCTACCAGGAGATACAGAAGGATTAAGTCCTGCGTTTTTAAATTGCTGACCTAATTCACCTTGAAACTGTACAATGTTTTCTGCTGTCTCTCTAGCTTCGACATCTATTTGTTCTCCAAGTACATTATCTAATACATATTGTCTTGCTTGTATTGGGTCATAACCTGATGCAACTAATCTTTTGTATTCATCTGTATCAGAAGGGTCAGTAGATAGTTTTAACCAACCTCTACCCAAATCAAATTGTTCGCCTGATCTAATTGCTTCCAACATTTTAGGAGTTCTTAATGTACCCTTAACTGCTTGTTTGTAAGCATCACTAAAAGACATATCTGGATTTTGGTCTTGTAATTCTTCTGCTCTAGCAAGTGCAGGAAATATAGCTTCGTATATATCTACAAATCCTGTAACAGCACCTCTAACTGTTGGTTTAAGTATATTGTCTATAGGACTACCAATAACTTGAAAAAATCTATTGTTCTTTACTTGATTAGCTAATGGGTTTTCTCCAACAAATCTTTTAATTTTATTAAACTGTGTTTCTCTTTGTAGTTCTATTTTTTTAGCAATATCAGTTAATCTATTGTCATTAAAACCTAATCCCATTTTTGCAGCAGCAGCAATAACACTAGCTGGTAAGTTAGGATAAGAGTTTGCAATACTTGCTGCTCTTTCTGCTTCTTCTTGTGAAACTACTGGAGATACATCTTGTTTAGATTGTAACTCTAATTGGAAGTTGTCATCAAACAAATCATCATCAAAACCAAAATTTTTAATGACCATTAGTCAAAATCCACCAACTGAAGTAATGCAATATCGCCTGTCATAGCGTACATCTGATATATTAAATCATTTACATTTTGTTCTGGTGGTATAGCAGGTCCTGGACCTGGACCAAAATCTAATCCTGCTGTAACAGGTTCATTAATTCTTTGTGTTCCACCAAAAACATCTACATTAGGCATTGGTCTCCTCATAGCAGGTTGTGCTTGTGGAGTAGTATCTTTTGGTAATGGTGCAGCTTGTTGCTGTTGTGTTAATGCTTGTTGTTCACCATAAGGCATACCAGGTATTCTTCTTACAGCTTGTGTATTGTCTTGTGTATTTCGTGCTGGTGGTGGAACATTTAATGCTCTCCTATCAGTACCTTTGTTACTAGAACTCCTCGTTGCCATCTTGCTCCTCATCATCATAATACATAAAAGTTGAACTGATTATCATATAACCAAAAGGAAACACCATTGGTGGCATTTCATCTTTAAATATTCTTGGTTGGAAAACTTCTTCATCCATTAATATATCATCACCAAGTTCATCAACATCACCTAATGAGTTGTGTACTATATCTGCAAATTTTTTATTAATTGACATTAGCCACCTAATCCTTGTAGTAACTGTGCTATGCCTGGTGGTGGACCCTGTGGTGGTAAGGTCGCACCCCCAAGCAATTCTTGTTCTGCCATAGGTATCTCTGGTTCTTCTGCTGTAAAGAATTTATCCAAGATATTTTGCATATCATCTGGATTTTTTCTTATTTGTACAACAGCCATAGTTGCCTTGGCATCACCCTGTTGGGCTTGTGCTAACAATGTGTCAAATAAAACTTTATCTGCTTTTTCTTTTGTAATTCTTTCGTTTACTCTAACAAGGTTATCTAATCCATCTAAGTTTTCTTGTAGAGTTTGTGTGTCTATGATACCAGCTTGTAATAACTGTAAACCTGTAACAATCTTTTGTGGTTCATCATAACCAGCCATAGCACCATACACTCTGCGTGTCTTGTATGATCCTTGTATGTCAAGTGATGGATTGTATGTTTCAGAGTAAAATTTATTATCCATATAACCAGATAATGCTTTTGTCTTACCACCATACATTTTCTCATCCCACTCTAATCTCTTAGAATCAATCATCTCTATAGCATCAGCCATAACAGTATGATATTCTCTAATCATTAGAGACATACTTGCACCTAGTTCTTCTAATCCTCTACCAGTTGCGAAGCTAAGTGGAGACTGTGAATCATCAGAAACAGGGTAAGAACCACCAACACGAAGTTGTCGTTCTATTCTATCTATCTGTTGAAAAATTTGATAAGGAACATTTGATGCAGGTTTACTGACTTGTGTACCTGGCGATAAATAGTTTACAGCGAATCTACCTTTACGATATTGTCCTGATTCTATCTCACCAGATATGTTTGTTTCTGTAAAGACTGCATCTTCCATAGCTATTATTGACATCACATTAATCTTTGCCATTGAAGCCATAAGACCTATGATTTGGTCATACTGTCCTTGCAATCTGTCAAAGGCAAATTTCTTGCCAATGACAAATGCTGGACCACTATCAAGTGGGTTAGGTATGAAGTCAAGAATAGTTCCTGATGTCATATGGAATATATAAGTTCCATCTAAGTTGTAATATTCTGCAATTAAATCTCCATCACCATTGGAGTTAGCCCAAGAACCATTGTATGAATCTGTATAAGCAGAAGCATATGCGTTACCTACACCAAGAATGTTTGTTTGGTAAGCATCATCTTTTTTCATAATCTTATCTTTACTATTTGGATAAGTATTAGCTAAAGCATCTTTTGGAACTCTACGAATAATTGCCATTTCTTTTGGTTGTTGGTCTGCACCAAAGTAACCAGGAAAACAGTTGTAAGGGTCTCTTAGTTCTGCAATAGGATAAGGAACTCCATTAGCATCTTTCTTTTCTCTAATAACCCAAACAGAGAAACCATAACCAGGTAGCCATCTACCTACTTGTGGCATTTGTAAATCTAATTTTTGTACCTCATCATAAGCATTGACTATACGACCAATCTTTTCTGCTTTCTGTCTTGCTCTTTCAGAATCTTTACCATTAGGTACATCTACTTTGAGGTTTGGAATACGACCTATTTTTTGTGCTAAGTGTTCTAATCCTGACATCATCAAGTTAGGTACAGGTATTTGGAAATCTTGGAAACCTTGTAGCTGATCGCCTAACAATGCAAGAATACCATCAGGTCCACCATTCATAATTGCACGAACACGACCTCTAGTAGAATATGCACTTTGATTATCAAAATGCAACTGTGTAATAGCGTGTTGTATTTCTTCTGGTGTCATCTTATCCCCAAGGGCTTTCGTTCATATCGCTTATATTCCATTCTCCAAAACTAGGTTTATAATCTAATCCTACCTCAGCTAGTCGTTCTTTTTGTAATCTCCTAATTACTTTCATAGGAAACCAACTAGCCATAACAACATCACTCTTGTTGTTTCTACCAGATTGCTTACTAGCACCTGTAGAAAAATAAATTAGTTGCCTACGATATATATTACTCTTAGTTTCACTTTCTGCACTACCATATGGCAAACTAATTAATTCCTCTTTAAATAATTCTCTCATACTTCCAACGCCAAAGATAGGGTCAAATTTATTTTTTTGTGTCTGATGTCCTTCTAAATAAATACCCATTCTTGCACAGTAATCTTTTAAATCTTTATCTTGTCGTATTGCTCTCTGAAATCCATTCTCCTCAATAACCCAATGTGCAAGTCCATACTTCTCATACCATTTTTTAATTGTCTCTTTGGCTTGAATAATGCCACCACCTTGTTCATTCTCAATATCTACCATATACATTTTTCCTGTATCAGTATTGACTGCCCATAAGAAACAAGCCTGAAAACCTGTAGAAGCAGGGTCAAGTCCTGCAATTAAATGTGTTCCTGCTGGTATGTTTCCTATTGTTCTATTGACATCTCTACACAAATCTACTTCTTCAACATCAAACATTGTTATTCCATCTACGAATGCTTTGTTAAGATATACCATTTCAAAGATAGCTTTACCACCTGTTGTTTCAGCAGCTTGTAAACGAGAGAGTAACCATTTGTAACTACGCTTACTTGCCCATAACATACAATCAGTATGTACATCAATATCTAATTCTGGTAACACACACTCTGTACTATGTGCTTCCTCTACGATTGTTGTAACTTGTGGGTTCTCTAAAAGAAAGTTATATAAATCTTCTGGGTGCTGTCTTGACCCAATAATAACAATAGCTGTATGTTCCTCTTTACGAGATGACAAAGTAGTTGTCCACCATTGTCTTGTTTGTTCTCTAGCACTAGGTTGTATTGTTGTGCCGTGATCTTCAATGTCATCTGCAATAATCAAATCACAGTCTCTTGATAATATCTTTCCACCTTTACCTACAGCAACCATAGTTGGAGATTTAATA